ATGGTTAAATTCTTGAAACATGCTTTTGTTCTAACACCTATTTTATTGGTTAGTCTCGGTTTTCTTTATTTGATTTTTGGTGCTATTTATCTTGTTTCTGTTGATGTTATGGATCGCTTTGGTGTGCCTCATTTTTGGTTCTGGATCGTTATTGGTTTTCTTATTTGGTTCTCAATTGCTACTTTTATTTTTACTCGTCCGTGGTATTGGTACGAACTTGAAGAAGAAAAAATAGAAAAGGCGGTCTAATTCAAAATGTACAAATCTCATTTAATTCTGTTGTCTATTCCTTTTACGCTTTTGTTTTCTTTATGGTTTTATGGTTTTTGTGATCTTCAATACAGTTTCTTCTTAATCTTGCCGCTTGTTTTTATAGGCTTTTTAATTGCAACTTTTTATATAGTGTGTGTTTTGGAAGATATTGATACCGTTAGCTCTAATCGTTTTTATATTGCTCGCGGAGAACTGGATTCTGTGGAGCCGTTGAGCTTCCAAAAGTATTTGCGTAAGGATGTTTATACTTTAGCTGATGTTTTAGTTATTCTCTTTTATTGGCCGCTTTGGGTTGCTGCCTTTGTTGTGTATGTTCTTTATCTTGTGGCTTGCTTCTATTTCAGACAACTGGTCAAATTACTTTCTACCGTTGTCTATGTAAAGGTAAAGAAAGGTGTGTCTAAATGAGACGTTCTATTTTGTTCATGATATGTTTTGTCTTTTCGTTTTCAGTTTTGGTTGGCTGCACTGCTTCTACATCGTCTGAACAATCTCCTGAGCAGTCACAGCAAGAGTCTGGCGGTCTGTTCAATAGATCAACACCGTATCAAGGTCAGTTTGAAATGTACGATATGAATTTAGATCAATACGCTGGTTGGATACTTGTTGATCGTGTTACTGGTTGTGAATATATCCGTGGACAAGCTAGCGAATCGTCTTATACTCCTCGTTTGAATGCTGACGGTGTTCCGATGTGCAAAAACACTAAAAAATAAAGGCGGTCTAATTCATGTTTAACTGTCCTTTTCCTGTCGTTTTTCCTTATTTGCTTGCTTTGATTATTCTAGGATCGTCGGCAAGTGCAATTTTATTTACTATTGTTGAATGGGTGTTGAAACATGGACGAAGAAACAAACAATGAACTAGTCTCTTTGATTGACTGGTTAAGCTTTACACTTAAGACCTATTGGAACGGTGATCCGAATACTGGTCATAAGCCTATAACGCTCTCAGCGGTTTATCATTTGCTTGGGATACCTGAATCCGAATGGGTTGATATGCCTAAGGGATTACATGGTTATCATTCACAAAAAGCCTGTGGAGATATTCGTATCCTTTATGATGGTAAATCCGATATGGGGATTCACGTGCAGTTCTCCGGTCAAGGCTGCCGCCAATGGGAAACGTATTATGGCGCTGCATGGTCTGATTTGCTTGGTCAGCTTTCTAATATGGATGCCAATTTTTCACGTATTGATCTTGCTGTCGATGATATTAGGCATAACGGTGACAAACCTTACTTTAGAGTAGGCGAGTTAATTAGACGCGCTAAAAAGGGATTATGCCGTTCTAAGTGGCGAACGGCAAAGCCTATTGAAAAAATAAAGTTGGCTGATGGTAGTAGCCAAGGTAAAACCATCTACTATGGTTCTCCGTCTAGTAAGATGCAACTTAGAATTTATGAAAAAGATTACGAACGTCTAAATGATGATCAACAGTTAGAAGAAAATCTTACTGCATGGAACCGAATTGAATTGCAGCTTACAGATGAACGCGCACAGGCTACGGCTTTATTTATTCAAAATGGAATGGAAACAGGTGAAATCATTCTTGGTATTTTATCTCACTACATTAATTATGTAGATGATGACGGTACAAGAAACAAATCTCGTTGGCCTATCTCACAGTTTTGGTCTGATTTTCTTGGTGACGTTGGCAAACTTAGGCTTGCGTCCAAAGCTCCAGATAAGACCATACCTCAAAAGGCTAGTTGGTTGGATAACCAAGTGTCTGCTACTCTCTCAGAAGTTTGGTATGCCATGGGTTCACCTGGGCAAGATTGGTTTGTTGAACAAATGGAAAAAGGTATGTTGAAAATGTCAGAAGCTCAATGGGTTCGTGCTGAAGCTTTTAGAGACCAGATGGAAGTTGAAAGAGCCAGCACTATTGCACAGCGTCAAGAACGTTATGAACGCTATAGAGAGCTTACCGATCAGCGTATTGCTGAATATCGTCAAAAGGCTGCTGAGCAGTATTATATGGAAGGAGGTTTTGAACCAACGTACCTTCATTTTCAAGGATCGGAACCTATTTTGGGTATAACAAAAGGAGACGCAGCCACGTCCCCTCAAAAAGACCTAATAAATTAGGACTAAAACCCTGTTTCAAACAGATAATTGACAAAATTTTCATTGCCAAATAAATCTAGTTGTATTACAATAGACTCATAGCTAAGTTGCTTGTTAAATTTTAATATTCGGAAAGATAACTGTTAATCTTGGCGGATGCCAGTTATCTTTCCTAGAGACATCCTGACTTACGCTCGGGGTGTCTCGTTACTTGTATTATATCCAGAATGTGCGACTTTCGAAACGGAACGCACGTTCGCTTTTAGCATTCGCCAATCGGTGGATGCTTTTTTTATGCATTTATATTCAAAATGACTGAATATTTATACAAAGGTCATTAAATATTTATGCACTTAAAATTCACCGAAATAATTGTGTCTAAATTGTGAACATTGTATTGGAACTTGAAACACTGTATTGGAACTCGTGAACGTTGACCATACAACAGGTCGTTCAAATATAAACTTTCTTATTAAAAGGAGATTTTTAAAATGGGTATTCAGTCTAAATTCGTCTGGAAAGAATTAGTCATCAGAAACATCAACGTTCTGGAACGCGAAGGAAAAAGTAAATTGATTTTTGTTGATTTGATTGATCCACAAACTTATGAAGCTTCTGGAGAGTATTTGTACATGCCAGAGGATCGCAGCGAACAATTGCCGCCTAAAGGGACGGTCGTTGATGTGTATTGCAAACCGGGCTTGTATAATGGTCGTCCAAATCTTAGTTTTGCCTCGGTTGTAGCGTCAAAAGCTGCAAATAAAGTTTCCTAATGATATAAACCTTATTCCATTGAAGGGAGGTGAAAAACATGGGTACTGGTACTACTACTATTCCTACTGTAAGTCTTAATTATAGTTTGGGTGATGTAGCAACATCCGTTGGCAACTGGTTTGGTTCTTTCTGGCCAATTCTGGCTTTTGCTGCTGCAATTCCTGTTGCGTTCTACGTGGCTGGTGAGCTTAAAGCATTGTTTCAATCTCGTTAAGATTTAGAAGGGAGCTTTTTATGTGGAAGATATAAATCCAGTTCCAGCGGAGGATGTTCCGGTGCAGGATGTTCCAGTACAGGATGTTCCAGTACAGGATGTTCCAGTACAGGATGTTCCAGTACAGGATGCTCCAGTACAGGATGTTCCAGTACAGGATGCTCCAGTACAGGATGCTCCAGTGCATAGTATTCTTGACGATGTTTATGCCTATCAACATGCTGATATCAAAACAAACGTCATGGATGCTTTGTCCGGGTTTTATAAAAGCCATGTAGAAGGCTCCATTCAAGTATTTCATAGCCTGACTGTGGGAGAAGCTGCAATTGTTGTTATGCTCGCGGCTATCCTGTTGGTTTTGGTCTTCAAATGGATATGGGAGGTCGTCCGTAGTGCTTAGTGAACCTATGCAGTTACTTTTACATAACTATAGTTATTTAGGGTTGCCTCTCGTAATCCTATGTATTGGCGTTGTTACTGCAAGGTTTGGAGGGTTCTTGAAGTGATAGATACCCATGTTCAAAATAAATTAATGAGTCACCTACTTTCGAACGTTTTCTTTGATATTTTTAATCAGCCTATGGTTGCTGTTGGATTGGTTTCTTTTATCACGTTTGTTGTATGTGTAGTAGTTATGCTTAATTTGCTGTTGTATTGGGGGCGTTCGTACTGAGTTTTAAATTGGATATGTCTTCCATTTTGCAATATGCCTATAATTTTTTCTCAAGTTTCATGCCTATGGTTTATCTGTATGCAGGTTCTGCTCTCGCAATTTTTATTTTGTTCGCCGTGATTAATAAAATTCGTAATAAAGATTAGTCCTTATTGTTTTTTGAATATGGACTATTTTTTTTAAGGTGGTGCTTGATTTGGTCACGGATGCGAAAAAATATATTTGGACGTTCTTTTTTTTGATGTTATTGCTTCCTTGTAGTTTTGCATCTGCTAAAACATTTTCTTTGGATAGTTATGCTTACTTACACTCGAATAAAATTGGAGTCAGTTGGTTAACTGATAAATCAGGGTCTACTGTTTTTGATGCTGATGAATCTAATGGTAATGGTAGATTTGTGGCTTTATCTTTTAGGAATTTTGAAGGGCTTGGTTCTGAGAAGTTGTATGTTGTTTATATGGATGGCACTAGGCAACTTGTTACGGATACATCTGTTAGTCTTAAAAGGAAGGACAGATATTTGAAAATCTGTCTTGAAAAAACCACTCTGAATGAAACTTTAATACAGATTTCTCAATTTACTATAGTTGATCCTGATTTTTCTGATGATGTTATTCGTGCTTATAAGTCTGCTCCTGTGGGTTATGGCAGTCTTGGCATGGGATCAGTTAGTGACAGTGCAGGTGGTGGCAGTACAGGTGGTGGCAATACAGGTGGCGGCAATATAGGTGGCGGCAATACAGGTGGTGGCAATATAGGTGGTGGCAATATAGGTGGTGGCAATATGCCTGATATTGGATACAAGATTACGTTGGAACCTCTTTTGGGCAATATTCAACTTAATTGGGAGACGATGAGTCCTGCGCTTTGGTTTTTGTTTGGAACGATGTTCGCCGGCTTTATCTTGCGTCTTATCATTAAGAAGATAAGGGATGATGATGACGATTGAAAAAATATATTTGTATGTTTTTAGTTATGTTAATTTTGCTTCCTGCCGGGTTCGCGTCGGCTCGGATGATTGATTTGAATAATACTATTTACGCTCATACTAATAGTCTCGGAATTACAATGTTAACTGATAAGTATGGCATGGTGATTAATGCTGATGCTGCGAATGGAAATGGTGCGTTTGTGTCTGTTTATTTTCGTCCGTTTCAGGGGCTTGGTACAGATAAATTGTACATTGTTTATCCGGATGATACTAAACAACTTGTTACAGAGCCACAAATTTCACTGAAAAAACCAGCTAAAACTTTGAGATTCATGATTGAAAAAACAAGTCCAAATGAGACTTTAATCGAAATAGATCATCTTACTGTTGATGATCCAGATTATCCTGATTATCTCGGTTATTATTATAAACCTGCTCCTGTAACTTTTGGCAGTTTGGGAAAGGGTTCGGGTGCTACAGGCGGTGTCATTGGTGGTACTCCGGGCGGTGGTAATACAGGTGGTGGCAATACAGGTGGTGGCAATACAGGCGGTGGCAATACAGGTGGTGGTGTACAGCCAAAATATTTAAATGGTCGTCTAGATGATAAAGGTGAAAATTTGATATGGGATACTCTTCAGGGTACCGCTAGACTTACGGTTATTGTAGGCAACACTGTCCATGAAATTCCATCGGGTGTGAATTATTTTAAAATTTTATCAGGAACAAATTCTTACAAGGTTAGGGCTTATGACGCTAGTGGTAATTTGATTGGTCAGTCGGATGTAACAGCAACGGTGAATCAGGTGCCGCAATCACCTAATCCGGGTTCTGAGTCTGGTAGTGGTTCAGGAGGTTCTGGAGGTTCAAGTTCTGGGGGTACAGGTTGTGTTTGTGCAGACCTTTGTGAAAGGCTGCCAAATATGCTAAGTGGTATTCGCAATGATTTGGATGTTATTTCTTCGGCTCTCTCTCCTTTAGATTCAGATTTGCAAAATATTGACCATAAATTGGATGCTGTTCGCGCTGGCTTGGACCAGATTGATAGCAATACTGGACCATTGCATGGTGACCTTCAGAAGATTAATGACAGCATGAGTGGTTTGCGATTTGATTTGTCTCAGGTTGGTCAGTTGCACGACGATCTGCAAAAGCTTGAGGCGCAGTTTAAACCTCTTTCGACAAGTGGTGTCTATAATGATGTTCGGCTTCCTGAGTACAGTAAACCTGTCGATATTGGTCATAAGTATGAGCCAAAACAAGGTGTGTTTAAAGATAATGGAAGTGCTGTAGAGCCGGATGCTATGCCTATTGCTCCTGATCCGAAGGACTGGAAATATAACGGGATGGATCTTAAACCGCAGCTTGAGCTTCAGCAAACGTCTGAGTTGAAACAAACACCTGAGCTTCAGCAAACGTCTGAGTTGAAACAAACACCTGAGCTTCAGCAAACGCCTGAGTTGAAACAAACACCTGAGTTGAAACAAACACCTGAGCTTCAGCAAACGCCTGAGTTGAAAAAAGATGTTGAAATGCAGCAGGGTAAGGAACTGGTATCTGATCCTGTAATGCAGCAGGACAAGCTTTTACAGCAAGATGTTCCTATGCAACAACAAATAAAAGACTATCCGCTAATCTGGAAGTCTACAGATAGGTGGTAATAAATCGTGACTATGGGTGAACTCATGACAGGGGTGCAAATCCTTGTTAACACTTATCAAGATAGTATATTTTTGTCTTTTACTCTGCTTATTTCTTTTGCTGTTGCTGTGGGAATTAAGCGGATTTTCGCTGATCTATGACGTTCATTGAAGCTTTAACTTCTTATCTTGTTTCCCTTTCTGAGCTTATATTTAATGGTTTTACTAAGCTGCTTTCATATCTTTCTGAGCCTCTAAGCTGGCTTGTTTGGCTGATTGAAGGCATATGGTATTTTTTAACCAAACTCTTTGAGGTTGTTGTTGCCATTTTAGATATATTCGTTTCTTTGTTTCAATTTTTTGGTGCTTTGCTGATTGGGTTCTTACGGACTATTAAAGGGCTGCTATGGATAGATTTCGGTCAAACGCCTATTTATTATCCGTCTACGGTTTCCATCGGGATGAAGACGGTTGTTGATGCGATAAGTCCTACGGGGCTGTTGACGGTCGTTCCGCTCGTTATGCTGGCGATTGTTTGGTTGTTTTTTGTTTATAAGGTGTTCGCGTTGCTCGGTGGGGAGGTTGATGTAGATGCGTAATTTTGTTGATAGCATTTTTGGTCCGATCCTCGGGTGGCTTAATGGTATAGCAGTATCTTTGTCTGATCTTAGTGTACCTCTATCTCGTCCGCTTAATTTTAGCAAGTATTTTGGGTATTTTAGCTTTTTGGGTTCGACGTGGATGACTTTTATTACAACTTGCTGCACTCTTGCATTCATTTACTTAATTGTTTATATCATTAAAACCCAATGGGGTCTTATTCTGCACGTTAAAGATTTGATCAAATGGTGGTGATCTTTTGTCCAGTTTGTTTAAGGCATTTTTCGAAATGGGTTCGGCTGTTGGTATTGCTTTGCTTTTGTGTCTTGTCGTTCCTTCTATGTTCATTTACAAAAAATTTATAAAGTGAGGTTCTAAGAGTGAAAAAGGACAAGGTGTTGGTTTTTAATGATGATGATAAAACGTGTGAACTTGTGTCGGTTAAGGATGTTTCGGCCGAAGCGGTGGCGACCGAAAACGGCATGTATCATTTGGAAGACCTTGACCAACGTATAGACATTCGAAACGGTAATGTTATTTATCTGGCAAAAGTGGACATGCCTGCGAAAATAGAAGCTGAAAAATTGATTATGCTTCGTCGGTCTGTTGCCCTTAAACGTATGCTTAATTTTAATGTTAAAGACGGTATTGACTGGGGAAAACTGTTTCCTTATATCATCATAATTGCTCTTATTATCTTTAAGTGAGGTGAGTTGAAATGGAAGAAAAGGAACCTAAATATGCTACTGCACAGGAAGCCATGATCGCGGAGCTTCTTGAAACTAATGACGAAAATGAAATGATGCAGATAATGGATTTTGTAAGGAAAAACGGTGTCCCTCTTACACAAGATCAGGTTGTTGGTACTATGCTGCTCGAAGAAATGGGGTTAGGTGATCTTGCTGGCTTTGTACAAACCAATCGTATGATTATGACCCCCGTAAACCGCTATTTTAAGATGGTTGATAAATTGACTCTTGCGGATCGCATCAAGGGTAACGCCAAGCTCGGGAATCTCCTGAAAGCTAATGCTAATCCTGCAAATGCGGTTGTGCCGAAGGGAGCGCAATAGTATGTATCTGATGGGCATTGATGGAACAATGGGAACTGGTAAAACCCTTTGCATGTCTGTTTTAGCTCAGCATTTTCGGCAACAATCTGGTTGTACTCTTTATAGTAACTATGAGTTGAAACATTCAAAGCTTATAACTAATTTTGAAATGTTTTTGGATGTTGCACAGCAGCCTTCATCTATTATCTGTCTCGATGAAGCTCATACTGATTTGGATAGTCGATCGGTTAATACTAATGTTGCAAAATATCTTACGCATATGGTTTTTTACCTTCGTAAGCTGCGTTGCACTCTTATGTTTACTTCTCCAGATATCGCAAACATAGATATTCGTCTTCGTTTGATTATGAATGTGTATTGTAAAGCTAAGAAAAACAAGAACTATTTTAATTACTCGCTTTGGAATGCACAGGATAATAAGCCTTTAAGGTCGCTTAGGGTTAACCAAAGGAAAATTTTTGCTATTGGTCATCAAATCTACGATACTAACGGAATGGTTGTACCTATGGATTTTCCTCAGACTAAGGAAGGGTATCTTGATATTTTGAATTTACTTAAAAAGGTTTCTAATCAATATTATGCGCAGGCATCGAGCGACGCGGGGCAACAAGCCACGGGAGCCGATGCCGTATAAGGGGTAAAACAATGAATAAATTACAAAAAATAAAGTTATCTGCTCAGTTGAGGGAAATCAAAAAGTCAACATTACAGTGTGAGGCTTTTTTGAAGGTCTATGCGGAAAATTTGCCGGAAGATCAGGCTGCCGTGGTTGGTGAAGATTTTCAGAGGGTCATACAACATCAGAAGAATATGAATCAGCTTTTTGGAGTCCTGGAACAACAGTTACAAAAGTAA